GTTTGACAATATCCGCTTAGTGGGTATATAGTTGGTGTGGCAATAGTGCCAAATGACGGGCGGTAGCCCAAGGAGAATGTATGGGATTTTTTGCACAACACGGGAAGTTCTCGGAAGGTGGGGGAAAGAAGTACAGTGTAGCCGAGCAAGGCATCTACATCTGTGCGCTGATTGACTGCGAAGCAACGCAGGGCAAGAGCTTTGATGATCCAAACGTCTTGGAACCTAACTTCAAGTGGGTATTTGAGACCACCGAGGTAGGCGATGACGATGGTCAACCATTCCGCTTTGTTCAGTACACAAAGACCTACTACGGTAACGAAAAGGCTAAACTGACAATTCTGCTTGATGGCATGGTTGGACGCATGACAAACCAGCAGTTCGCCGAACTGGACATTGAAGCACTCAAAGCCAAGCAATGGCAGGTAGTGGTCGGAACCCGGCAGAAGATGAACGGCGAACTAACCAACGTCATTGAAACCGTCAAGCCTGTAAAGGTTGCAGCTACAAAGCCACTACGCAAGGCTGTACCTACCGCTGACATCACCGATCCATTCGAAGACTAATGAGACAACACTACACGGTTGGCACTCTGGATGCTCTGGCAGTTATCGAAGATTGGGACCTGGACTTTGTGTCTGGCTCCATTCTCAAGTACCTACAGCGCCAAGAGCATAAGGGGCAACAGGAGCAAGACAGGCTAAAGGTACTCTGGTACGCAGCCTATCTGGTTACACGCTCTAGGGAGTATGCCGACCGTGTAGTTACAGATGCCAAGGAGATAAGCAATGGCAAGGCCTAGATGTAGTATTGTTGAATCGCACCGAAAGCGTGACGTGGTACTGCAAAGATACGAGGAGCTTGTGGCAGGAGGGATGCGATGCCACGATGCAGCACGTACCCTCGGATACAACCACACCACCATAAACTATTGGAAAAAGCAGATTCTAGATCAAGCGAGAATAGAGATTCAGGCAGAAGTACAGACCATGGCAAACGGCAGTTTCTCCGTAGCACTTGAAAAGCTACGCTCTGGCTACATGGTAAGACGGCATGGCGCTTCTTGGTTTCTGCAAATGATAGACGGCAAGATATGCCTGTATCTGCTCGATGGTGCAGGCAACCGTAGATACAGCCGTGTTGCGTCCTTTGGATCCGCTGATGTACTTGCCATGGACTGGGAGATTTTCGTAGGATGACAGACAACGAAGAGTTTGAAATCGTTGATGGCATTACCGCACTTCAACGAATAAAAGAAGACCCTGAATACTGGATAAGACCCGTGTCATGGAACAAAGAATCATACGTGGTTTTGCTAAATGACAATAAGCCGTTTTGTGCAAGGAACACTTGGTTTGATGGTCAACAAGCAGTAGAAGACATTATTCATTTACTTCTAAATGAACAATGGATTCTAGAACCAATCCTAGAAGATGGACCACCAGATGAAGATTGACAGGCACTCTATGACAAAGCTAATCTGGATCACACCGGAAGCGGAACAGGTTATCGGGTATTGCGCTAGGGTTTCCAACCCTGCCAACCAAGATAACCCGGACGTTAGCAGGCTCTTGTCCTACTGCATCAAACACGGACACTGGTCAATCTTTGAAATGGCTAGCATGTGCGTAGAGATAAAGACAACCCGTGCTATCGCTCCGCAGATTCTGCGGCATAGAAGTTTCTCTTTTCAAGAGTTCAGCCAAAGGTACGCACAGGTTCACGATTACCCCATTCTGGGGCAGATGAGGCTTGCTGGTACAACTAACCGCCAAAGCTCTAAAGCCTTGCCAGAATACAAAGAGTTAGATGCCGAGATGCAGAGTGTTATCTTAGATGCTGAGTTGGCTGTATCTCGTGGCTACCATGCATACAACCGTATGATCAAAGCCGGTATTGCTGCGGAGACTGCAAGGATGGTACTACCGCTCTGCACTCCGACCACGATGTATATGTCTGGCACAATACGATCTTGGATACATTACGTGCAGCTAAGGACGCAGGAAGATACGCAACTAGAACACAGGGAGATAGCAGAGTCCATCAAGGCTTTGATGGCTGAACACCTGCCAATCACAATGGGAGTAATAGGATGAGATTTGGAGATGTATTAGATGCTCTTCTCAATGGATTACCCATAACTCGCAAGGCATGGTTAGAAGATGACGAACACAGGATTGTTTTTCATGACCCAACAACCAATGGTTTTGTAGACCGACAAACAGCGGAACTGTTGGAAACACAATGCAAGTTCACATGCTTCACCTATGAAGACATGAAGGCAGATGACTGGGAAGTATGCGAATGGGAGTAATAGGATGAGATTCGGAGATGTAGTACAAGCCTTGATGGCTGGTGGTGGTAACGCAGTATGGCGGGAAGACTGGGGAGGCTCCGTATTCCTGCGATACTCCGAACTGTGGAATGTCTTTGAACTGCATGGCCCTAAGGGACGGGTAACACAGCTGGAAGAGTTGAGCCTATCCCCTGGTGATTTGTTTGCTAACGACTGGGCAGTAGTTGTACTTGATCCACGAACCGGCGAGGTTGCTAAATGATTACCTTTGCCCTTGGTATCCTGCTGGGCGCTGGTTGCTTGGCTGTTTATAACGAGATGTATACACGCTGGTTGTACGCTGATGTCAAGAGACGAGCGAAACAGCAAGGCATCTCAGACCGTCAGATGAAAGATGCCCTTGTATGGGCAACCAAAGAAGAAATCGAGGCTAACCTGATTGGCAAGTAGAGTAATAAACAAAGAGATTGAGCAGGTCGCTATTGACCTGCTCAAGCACCATCCACGCAACGCTAATAACGGCGATGTGGAAGCCATCAAGAAGAGCCTAGCAGTAAACGGCTGGTACGGCTCTGTGGTGGCTAACCTGACCACAAAGCACATCCTAGCGGGAAATCATAGGGTGATGGCTGCCAAGGCTCTAGGATGGGAAACCGTACCCGTTCAATGGGTTGACGTTACACCCGAAGAAGAGCTACGCATTCTTGTCGTTGACAACCGGACTACCCGTATCGGGCAAGATGACACAACCAAGATTACCGACATCCTTGCCGAGCTTGCGAATACGCCTATCGGCTTGGAAGGTACCGGGTACGGCGCAGCTGACCTTGATGCTTTGATTAATGGATTAGCCGGTACAACTTCCGATCTAAACGCAGATGAGCAATACATAAACGAAACATTCTCTATTCTGATTGAGTGCGACGATGAGAATCAGCAAACTAACATCTTGGATAGACTCACAGAGGAAGGTCTAAAATGCCGATCACTCATATCGTAAGACAATCAAGTATTGTCAAAACTGCTCGTGTTATTCAATGCCAGAGCTTGTTTGATATTGCCCCATCGGAAACAAGTGAAGTTTCTTGGAACGTAAACTTTGAGCTTCCACAAGAATGGAATGTCGGATTGATTGTTGGCCCATCTGGTGCTGGCAAAAGTACCGTTGCGAAAGAACTGTTTGGTGATTGCTTTGCTCAAGATTGGCAGTGGTCAAGTAATCAAAGTTTGCTCGATGGGTTTCCAAAACACTTGGGTATAAAAGAGATTACAGAGATGTTGTCATCTGTTGGTTTTTCTAGTCCACCTGCATGGATGAAACCACATAATGTCTTATCCAATGGTGAACAGTTCCGAGTAAACATGGCTCGCACATTGGCAGAAATGCCGGATATGTGCGTAGTCGATGAGTTTACAAGCGTTGTAGATCGTACTGTCGCACAGATTGGAAGCCATGCAATAGGCAAAGCTGTTAGAAAACGCAATCAAAAGTTTGTTGCAGTAACTTGCCATTATGACGTTGCGGAATGGTTAGAACCAGATTGGATTTACCAACCGCATACGGGAGAATTTATCTCCGGGAGGTTACTTCGGCGCCCAGAAATTACGCTCAAAGTTAAACGGGTCAAATATACTGCATGGGAATTATTCCGCAAGCATCATTATTTGAATACGAGCATTAATCCTGCTGCTGGATGCTTTTGTGCTTATTGGAACGATATACCTGTTGCGTTCACTTCTGTACTGTATTTCACGCATCCAAAAGTTAAAGCGTACAGAGAACACAGAACAGTTTGTCTACCTGATTATCAAGGTGTTGGTATAGGTAACGCTCTGAGCGCATATGTCGCATCATTGTATGCATCCAAGTATAGATATTTTTCGACTACTGGAAACCCTGCGATGATTAGACACAGAAACAAATCTCCATTGTGGGCTATGACATCTGCACCAAAGATGAATCCTAAGCAAGGTAAAACCACCACTAAGCATGATCTGTCTAATGCAAGCAATAGATTTGTTGCAGGTTTTGCATATGCTGGTGCAAGCAATGAAAAAGATGCTCGTGGGTTTGGAATCATATAAACACAAAGGAGATGACCATGGCAGGTAGACCAACCAAGTACAACGAGGAAACAGAAACACGCATCACACAAGCACTCAGGGCAGGCAATACACGCCGTGCATCCTGCGCTTATGCTGGTATCTCACAAGATACATTTGCCAACTGGCTGAAATCTAATTCGCATTTTGCGGACGCTATAGAAAAAGCAGAAGGCGATGCCGAGGTTCGCAACGTGGCTATCATTCAAAAAGCAGCTGACAGCACATGGCAAGCGGCTGCATGGTGGCTAGAACGAAAGCACAAGCAGGAGTGGTCTAGCAGGGTAGAACAGACAGGCGCAGACGGTAGCCCGGTCAAGGTGATCGTGGAGTACGCAGATAAGGCAACGGATGCCTGATATCAGGCTAGTCTTGCCAAGACCGCATGAAGCCCAGCAGGTCATCCTAAAGGAAGCCAAGCGGTACAACGTGCTTGCCTGTGGGAGACGCTTTGGAAAGACCACACTAGGCGGAAACCTTTTATCTGACCCTGTTCTAAAAGATGCTTTGCCATGCGCTTGGTTTGCGCCTACCTACCGACTCCTAGAAGAGGCATACAACGATCATAAGCGTATCTATGCTCCTGTTATCCGGCGAGCTGTGCAGACACCTGCACCACGCATTGAACTGATAACCGGCGCAGCGATTGATTACTGGACGCTTGATGACCCTAGCACGGTTGCCCGTGGCAGAAAGTACAAGCGGGTCATCATTGACGAGGCAGCCATGGCTAGGCATCTAGAGCAAGCCTGGACGGAAGCCATCCGCCCAACACTCACCGATTACAAGGGAGATGCTTTCTTTTTAAGTACTCCCAAGGGCTCCAACTACTTCAAGACCCTATACGGCATGGCTGGTGTAGATCCGGACTGGATGGCATGGCAGATGCCGACTACGGCTAACCCTTGGATTGATCCAACCGAAGTAGACAAGGCTGGAAAATCACTGCCGAGCATAGCGTTCAGGCAGGAGTATTTGGCCGAGTTCGTCGATGCAGCGGGAGCAAGAATCAAGCGGGAGTGGCTACGATACGGTGATTGTCCTGAAGGCTTGCCCACCTACATAGGCGTTGACCTTGCCATCAGTACCAAGAGCGAAGCCGACTACACCGGGGTGGCTGTTGTATCACGTGGTGACGATGGGACGATATACGTTAGAGACATCAACCGTACTAGGGCTGACTTTGCTAGTGTGCTTAGATTCATCGAATCCATGGCGGAAAAGTGGAAACCGTCTATGATTGGCATCGAGCAGGTGCAGTATCAGGCGGCTGTCGTGCAGGAGCTGCTAAGGCGCACGAAACTGCCTATCCGGGGCATCCGCCCAGACAGAGACAAAGTGACCCGCTTTGCGCCTCTAGAAGCCAGATACGAACAATCACAGGTTATGCATTGCCAAGGGCTCCCGGCTTACTTTGAGGATGAGCTGCTGAGTTTTCCCGTTGGTCGGCATGATGACGTGGTTGATGCTCTGGCTTATGCTTGGCAGGTGTGCGGATCTAAGCGTTCATGGGGAGCAGTCTAGTCCTGTGGGATACTAGGAGCATGGGTATCTTTGACCGCTTCCGAAGCAAAGCCGTTGCCAATCCTACACAGGCACTACCACTGCCACTATCCCAAAGCCGTGACATCTACCTAACCGGCTATGGCTCTGGTCAGCTGCAATCCCTGCTACGTAGGGCGCTTCCAGGGAGCCACAAGGACTGGGGACAGGTTGCAGGTGACCTAGGCCTAAACTCCATCATTGCCAGCGGTATAGACTGGTATGTACGGAACTGGGCTCAAGCCTTGCCACAGGTCATGCGCAAGGTAGACAGCCAACAAGCAGAACCCCTAGACACTCACCCGGTACTAGGTGTAATCGCTGAACCAATGCCCGGTACTGTCGGATCATTGGTATGGGGCTGGGTACTCCAAGATTACAAGTTGTTCGGCAATGCCTATCTACGCAAGGTACGCACCAGCCGTTCTGGTGTTCCTATCGGTTTGCAGTACCTGCCTCAAGACATGGTCAGGCCAGTCGGTAACGGCATCAACCCTTTGACACATTACGTCTACACTACTGACGGCAGGTCTTTTGATATTGCGATCGAAGACATGGTGCATATCCGATACGGCAGAGACCCAAGCGATATCCGCCTTGGACGCTCTCCGGTTCAAGCGGTACTGCGTGAGATTGCCACCGATAACGTAGCATCCTCAGCTGCTTATGGCTTGCTCAACAATGGCGCTATGCCATCGCTCATCGTTGGACCTGATGCCAAAGACCAGAGCGTTGACCTAAGCCCAGATGATGCAAGGCAGGTCAAGCGACAACTGCGGGAAGACCTTACAGGCGATAGTGCTGGTGGCATCGTTGTTATGATGGGTCCATACAAGATGGATCGTGTATCCCTTACGCCATCTGAGCTTGCGTTAGACTCTGTACGGCGTGTCCCTGAAGAGCGCATCTGTTCGGCTATGGGACTCAACCCTATGGTGCTGGGGCTTGGCTCTGGTCTAGAACGTAGCACCTACAGCAACTTTGAGCGAGCCCAACAGGCAGCATGGGAAGATGGCATGGTTCCTCTGCTCCGTGCTATCTCGGACGCTTTGACGGTGTCCCTGCTTCCTGATTACTCGGAATCTGCCGAGGGTGATTACATCCAGTTTGACGTGTCTAACGTTAGGGCTCTGGCTGATGACCTATCCGCCGAAGCAGACCGTGCAGAGAAACTCTACAAGGCTGGCATCATTGATCGTGCAGAAGCCAAGCGCATTGCTGGTCTTGAAGCCGTGCCAGAGGACGAAGGGCAACTACACCCAACGGCAATCAGCGTAACAACCCAGCAGGATGCAACCATTCCTGCAAAGTCGTACGACATCAAGTTTATACCGAATGCATCCATGCAGGAAGCAGCCCGTAGGGCTTTGGCTTGGAAAGAAGAAGGCAGGGACGGTGGAACCCGTGTAGGTCTTGCCCGTGCTAATCAGATAGTCAACGGTGAGAAACTCAGCGAAGACACAATCCTACGGATGTATTCGTTTTTCAGCCGTCATGAAGTAGACAAGGAAGCCGAGGGCTTTAGTGCTGGTGAGGAAGGTTTCCCATCGGCTGGGCGTGTAGCCTGGGACTTGTGGGGCGGTGATGCTGGCTACGCTTGGTCAACCAGACTACGCAACAAGATACAGGGTGAAGAGTCCAAGAGCATCGATTGTTGCACCCCGGGGGTGGTGTACAAGTCTCACCCTTTTTACGGGTACGAGCTGGAGATCAGCTCAAGCGAGTAAACGACGGCACTGCTCGAATCTACGCCGCCTCCCAGAAGTTTCGCAACGACCTGCTGGAGCGTGAAGGTGTAGCCATCAGCCGTATGCAACGTGCATACAAGGCAGCTACCAAAGCCAGCATCGATGAACTGGAAGCACTAGAGGGACGGATAGCAGAGCGTGAAGCAAACGGGGAACCGCCATCCGAAACCATTCTTTGGATGCGTCAGCGCATCATAGACAACATCGAAGAGTTAGGACGTAATCTTAAAAAGTTTAGCCGTGAAGGAACAGAGATAACCGAAGATGGGCAACGTCAAGCCGTTGAACTTGCTAATGATGCAACGGAGAGCCTTGTGGAAACGGCAGCGGGTAAAAAACCCGCCAGCGTTGACGTTGGTCTTGGATGGACAGCACTACCAAACGAAACCCTCGAAACCTTTGTCGGGATGGCTGGCAATGGCTCACCTCTGGGAGAGTTATTTGCAACAATCCCACAGGTAACGACCGACGCTATGCAGATGGCTCTCGTACAGGGTATCTCGCTGGGTGAAGGTCCACGGACTGTAGCACGGCGTGTACGCAAGGCAGCTGACATCGGAAGGCAGAGAGCCGAGACTATTGCACGTACAGAGATGATTCGTGCAAGCCGTGAAGCACAACGGCAACTCTATACGCAGAACCCAGCGGTGCAAGGTTATCGACGGCAAGCAACTCAGGATAGTCGTGTATGTTTGGCTTGTTTGGCTTTATCTGGAACACTACACGTAACAGATCAGATCATGCCAAGCCATCCTAACTGTCGCTGTGTAATGATTCCTGCGACAATGTCTTGGGCAGAGATTACAGGCGACAGTTCCATACCTGACACACGTCCAGAAGTAGCAACACCTGAGCGTATTCTGGCTGGTTTGTCGGAAGCGGAAAAGCTCGCAATCATGGGACCCGCTAGGTTTGAACTTTACAAGAGTGGGAAACCATTATTTGATATGGTTCAGGTCAAAGAAAATCAGGATTGGGGGCCTACCACGCGTGTTCTTCCTCTGAAGGATATAGGTGGCCCTTTGCGTTTCCAGCCACCCCAGCCGCCTAAGGTAACAGATGGTGTAGGAGGGCCTAAGCCTGTTGAGGTCATTAAACTACCTGACAATAGAAATCCTGAACTACTGTTACAAAAGTTCAGAAAGATTATTGGCGTTAATGAAAGTCAAGTTGAGATTGAATCGCAATGGGCTGAATACCAACAGCGTAGACTAGATTATTTATCTCAGTTCGCAGACAAGTCAAAAGAAGATCAAAGTGCAGCTTACGACAAATGGGCTGATGACAACTATGACTTGTTTGAAGAGTTACTAAGTAAAAGAACTGCACGTAATCAAGTTACCGATACGCAGCGAGAACAGATGCGAGATTTACTAAAATCCGAAAATCCATTAAAAGTAAAAATCAACAATGATGATGTC